GAAGCCTTTGATAATCCCTGGATAAGAACTACATTTAGGGAAGCAGAAGGTGGATCAACTGCATTTGGCCCTGTGCAATTAACTGGAAATTTAGTAAAAAATTATTTATTAAATAAACCAGAAATAATTGAAGATAAAGATTTTGCTAATAGGTACTTAATGAATGCTAGAAAATTTGCCGAGCATGGCAATAATAAAGGTAAAATACCTCATTTTAATCCTGACTATGATTATGGCGGGAAAGGGGGTTTAACTACCGAGGCAGATTATGAAAACTATTCAAAATTATCTAAAGCAATTATGAACGATTTATGGGCTAAAGCTAAAACAACAGATAACCCCCTTGAAAATATGATTAGGTATTGGAGATGGGGAGAAGGTTCGGACAAATCAAGAGACGATGATCCAGAATACTTTAAACGATTTTTTAAACATTTAGGAGCATAACATGGAAAACGCGATAGGTTTTATTATATTCGCAGCGGTGGTAGCTTTTGCATTTAGAAAGCAACTAGCACCCTTTTACAATAAATATTTTGGAGACAAAAAATGACTAAATTACTTTTAACTGACGTAGCCTCAGGCGCATACCCAGAAGTAACACCTGCAACTGATTCAGCGTGGAGTGTGGTAATTCCAGCATCACCGGCTGAGCAATCAATTACTGTTCCTGCAGGAGCCCAATTTGCTAAATTTACTTCTGATGCAAATTTTTATGCTACATTTGATGGGTCTACAGTAGCCGTACCAGGTAATTCTGCAGCTTCTGCCGCATCTGTTTCTGTTCTTAACCCAGGCGTTAAGTATATTAGATCAGTGCCCACAATTAAGTTAAACGCTACAGGGCTAGCGCACGTTACTGTAGAATTTTTTAAATAAGCAAAACTCGGGGGTTAGGAGACTAGACCGGAGGATTTTTTAATCAAAAGGAGTTAATATGTTAGAAAAAATAAAAAACGCAGCTGATGGCGCAATAGATGTTGGCATCAAGTTAATCAGCTTATCAATTGTATTGCAGATTATTTTCGGTCAGAAGGTTGCCTTCTTAACTGGAAATGTAATTGGTTCTATCCTTGATATAGTTTGGACTTTAGGCAACGCAGGTTTAGCAGGCTTAATTGCTGCTGGAATCATTTGGAAGTTGCTTGATAAAGACATAACGAACGAATTATCCAAATAACACAAAATGAAAGTGGAGATAAAAATAATTTTTATAAAAACTTAGGTCCCTCCGAACGGTGACGGTTGGCATCAGCCTAAGTAACCAACCACCTAATTTAAAGCTATTATCATATGAACTGGAGGGTCCTTATGGATAAAGATAGTAGAGAATACAAATTAAAGTTAGCAAAAGAAATTGAAATACGCAAGGCTCTTGCTAAAAAGAAAAAAGATTTAGAGTACAAAAATGACTTTAAAAAATTTTCAGAGGACAGGTTAAAAATTATAACAAAAGATGCTGCTCAAGGCTATATTCCATTTAAATTTAACGAAGCTCAACAAAAAATACATAATGCTGTTGAAAATCAGTTAAAGGAAAAAGGAAGAGTAAGGGTGCTAATACTAAAAGCTCGCCAGCAAGGTATATCTACATATACCGCTGGAAGGGTCTTTTGGAAAACCTTATATACCCCTTTTACCAGGTCAGTAGTACTTGCGCATGACAGCGCAACTTCAGACGCTTTGTTTACAATGAGTAAGCAGTTTATTGAAAGAATGCCAAAAGACACAGCTCCTGAGTTAGTTAAATCCAATGCAAAAGAAATTAAGTTTGCTCATAACGATTCGGGTTTTAGATTGTATACCGCAGGCTCCCCTGAAGCGGGGCGAGGCACTACGCCAACAATTTTGCATTGTTCAGAAGTGGCGTTTTGGCAAAATCAAGAAAAAATTCTAGCTGGGTTATTTCAAGGCGTTTCTAGCGCTGATGGCACTGAAATAATTTTGGAATCTACAGCTAATGGCGCTTCGGGCTCTTTTTACGAAATGTGGAAAAAAGCAGAGCAAGGCCTAAATGATTATGTTCCCGTATTTTTGCCGTGGTATATGACATTAGAGTATACTATGAAATCGCCAAAAGATTTTGTAAAAACCAAAGAAGAAGAAGCATTAGCTGAATTATATAATTTAACTAATGACCAACTTTATTGGAGACGAATGAAAATTGGTGAGTCGGGTGCAACAAAATTTGCTCAAGAATACCCCGCAACCTCCGAAGAGGCGTTTCAAGTATCAGGCGCAAATGTATTTGATATTGAAAAAATTGAAAAATTAAAAATTGAATCTGCCACAAGTATAAGAAGTTTTAATCCTAAAATGATGTCCTGGGATGAGCAGAGAGAAGGACACCTTGAAATATGGGAAGCCCCTAGTTTCCAAGAGAAGTATATTATTGGCGCCGACGTTGCCCTTGGAGTAGGGCAAGACTACAGTACCGCTGTAGTTATGAACTCATTTAGAGAAGTTGTTGGTTTATACCGTAATAATAAAATAGATCCTTCTGCTTTTGGCAAAGAATTATTTTATTTAGGGCGATATTTTAATAATGCACTTTTGGCTGTTGAATCTAATTCAATGGGTATAGCTACTCTTCAGAAACTGAAAGACATGACTTATGTTAATATGTACTTTCAAACAAAAATTGCTAACATATCGAACGAGGAAGGAATAAGGCTAGGCTTTAGAACAACTAGCGCATCCAAACCGGCTATTATAGGCAACTTAAAAAATTGGCTATTTGAAGAAGAATTAGATATTAAATCTTCGGTGATTATCCAAGAACTAAAAGATTATTTGTCTGACGATAAAGGCGCAACTGGCGCAAGCCCCGGATGTTTTGATGACTCAGTAATGGCTTTAGCTATTGCTTGCGAAGTCTATCGGACGCATATTGATAAGTTAACAAATGATAGAGTAGGATTTGGCAATATGTATTTGCCAGAAACTAATAACAATTGGATTTAGGAGACATTATGTCGAAAAATATTAATAAAGTAACAGATGAAGAGCTAACAGGTCTAATTAATGACGCAATTCATCAGTCAGTAGGCTCATTTTCCGATGGATCTGAAATATCAGAGGCTAGAGAAGAAGCTATTGATTACTATACCCAACAACCAAAAGGCCGATTAGAGCCAATGGGTGTTTCTAGGGTTGTGTCCTCAGATACTGTAGAAATTGTAGACTCATACTTAGCGGTTATTTCAGAGTTAATGCTAAGCAACGGTAGAGTAGCTAAATTTAACCCGATGGACCCAACGCAGTCAAAAGCTGCCGGTATAGCTTCTGATATTACTAATCATTGTATTTTTGTTAAAAATAATGGCTGGGTAGAGTTAAATACATGGATTAAAAGTGCTTTGCTATTTAAAAATGCTACCATTCGTTGGAAATGGGTTGAGTCTTTTGAATACAAAGTAGAAGAATACGAAAATTTAACATCAACTCAGCTAGATGTTATAACCGCTGAAGATGATGTAGAGATTATTGAGCTAATAACAGCATCAGAAATAATCGAGGGGGAAGAAGTTGAATACTACGAATTAGCTAAAATTAGAAGAAAAATAGACACATCTAAAATAGAGCTAGAAAATATTCCTCCTGAGTCATTTATGATTAACAGGACAGCCACATCAATAGCGAATTCTACATTTGTAGGAATTCAAACCGAAGTATCTTTATCTGATCTTCGTGCTCAAGGCTTTGATGTATCAGACGACTTAGCAACGGAAGGCTCAGAAAGTTTTGCGGGGCTAAAAGGCAATTATGGAGAAAACGCTAACAGACAATCAATAAATAATGTTTGGGTAGGCGAAGAAGACGATATTTTAGGCGCAGCTAACAGAGAAATTACTGTTAACGAAGTCTGGATGAAGATTGACAGAGATGGCGATGGTATCGCTGAGTTGAAAAGGTTTATAGTGGCCGGTGACGAGATTTTATTAGAGGAATACGCAGATAGCGTACCCCTTGCTAATTTAAATCCCATCGAGATTCCGCATGCCTTTTACGGGTTGTCCATAGCGGACGTAACTCGATCAGCTACAGAGATTAAAACGGCTATTACTCGAGGCATGGTAGAAAATGTATACTTGACAAATTACGGTCGAGTGCTTGCAGATCCCAACACGGTAGATTTCCGTGCGCTTCAGAGTCCCGAACCTCACCAGATTATTCCTACTAATGGTAGTCCTGTTGCAGCGGTGCAACCGATTACCCCGGATTCTCTGTCACCCTCTACGTTTTCATTATTAGAGTTTATGAATAATGAAAAAGAGCAAGCTAGTGGCATGACGCGCGCTGCTCAAGGCGTTAATGAAAAATTATTTGATTCTGGAAACTCAGCTGGCAAAGTTGCGCAAGTACAGGCAGCTTCTCAAAAGCGTATTGCTTACGTAGCGCGTAGATTTGCCGAAACCGGGTTTAAAGACTTATGCAAAGGGGTTTATAGCTTAATATTAGATAACGCAGATGCTATTATGAAAGACTTTTCATATTACGGTGTTACGCCTAAAGACATGATGCCTATTGAACATTGCACAGTTGATATAGATGTAGGGCCTAATAGCAAAGCTAATACTCAAGAAAATATGATGATGCTAGCTACGCAAGTTATGCCAATGCTGTACCAAACTCCTGAAACTAAAAGTATTATTAACCCCGCTTCGGGATTTAATATTGCTAAGCAGCTAATGGACTCAATTGGTATTGAAAATTGGACTGACTTTATTGTTGATCCATCAACACCTCAAGGCCAACAGCAGGCACAGGCTGTAGCTCAACAACAGCAAGCGGCAAGTGCTGAAGCTCAAAAAGAGCACGAAGTAGAGCAACAAAAGCTTATGCTAACTTTACAAAAGCAAATGGCAGATATTCAGAAAAAGCAAGCGGATATGGAGCTTGACAGAGCCAAATTTGAGCATATGGTTGCTAAAGATAAAGCAGAAATTGCATTAGAAGTACAAACAGGCAAACCTACAAAAATTGGTAATTAATTCATAAAGCGGAGGTCAAATGGATAAAATAGAGTTAGGCTCCCATGCAAAAATGATAATAAGCAATAAAGCTTATAATTTAATTTTTGAAAAAGTTAAAGAAAAGTACATGGCGGCGTGGAGCCAAACAGGCTCGCATCAAAAAGAGCTACGAGAAACTATTTATAACACAGTCGTAGCATTAACTGATGTAAAGAAAGAAATAGAGTCATTGGCGGTTGCTGGTGATAATGAAACATTCAAAAAAGAACAGGAGGATCTAAATGGATGATTTTACTTTAAGTGACTTAGAAATGCTTAAGTTAGAAGAAAAAAATATATTACGTGAAATGCGCGGAGCAACAGGCCGCGGGGGACACGGTCCTGTAATTAGGCTACTACTCGAAAAACTCAATACAGTGCAAATTCTTATTGAGAGGTTTGAGGCCAAAATTGAGCGTAAGTCTAAAAAGCAGGAAGTTAAAAAGGTTAATAAAGTAGCAGCGCCTAATAAAAAAGCTGCTGCTAAATAAAGAATAATCTATAGGAGGATTATATAATGTCAGAGAGTTTAGAAACTACCCGAACAAATAGTGAGGATGTTAATATAAATTTAGTTGATGAAGATGTAATGTTAGAAGGTCTAGCGGACGAGTTTTTTGGTGATGAGCCAGAAGAAAATCTATCCGGTGAAGATATTGATAACGAAGTGGAGGAAGCAGCAGAAAGTGATGAAGCTGAGGCGCCCGAGACTGAACTATTAGAAGAAGAAAGCAATGATGAACCTGAAACCGAAGAAACGGAAGAAGAACCTGAAAAAGATAATGATGATTCTGAAGAAGAGGTAGAAGATGAAGAAGAGCTAGACATGGAATACGAAGTGCCAGTTAAAGTTGATGGCAAAGAGTACACCGTTGCTATGGCTGAACTTATTAAAGGCTACCAAACTGCTCAAAGCTCTAACAAGAAATCCATTGAAGCCAGTGCACAGCTAAAAGAAGCTAAAGCACTTGCAGAAGAAGCCACCGCACTTAAATCACAAAATGCTGAATTGCTAGCCAAGGAAGTAGATAGTGACACAGTGCAGTTAGAAGCGTACGACCGCAAAATACAACAATTAATAAATGACGACGATATGTTTGAATTGCCAAAATGGCAAGAAGCTAGACGCAATAAAGCTAAAGAACTTGAATCTAAAAGAAATGAAGCTACCCGCCTTAAAGAAGAGGCAGATGCTGAAAAAATTCAAGCAGAAACAGCTGCGTTACAAGCAAGCAAAGAACAAGCTATTTTAACATTGGATAAAGATTTACCCGGCTGGCAAGACAACTATGAAGCTGTAGTTAATTGGGCAGTAAAAGACTTAGGGTTTCCTGAGTTTGCAAACGTTATAGATCCTAAAGTTATTGCGTTAATGTATGATTATAAAGCGCTAAAAGATAGTAAAAAAGTTGCTGTCCAAAAGCGTAAAAAGGCTCCTACTAAAAGTGTTAAGGCGACTAAGCCTGTAAACAAAAAGGCTAAAACTAATGAGAAAGAAAATGAGCTACGCAAAAAAGTATTATCTGGTGACGCTACTGAGAATCAAACTGATTCTTTCTTAGCGGGGCTAGTAGACGGAATGCTTAGTGACTAATCTTTCTTATCTCTTAACAATTGTAATATTTTATAGGAAAAATTAAAATGGCAATATTTAGAACGGAAGATACTAAGGGTAAAAAAGAAGACCTAGCATCTTTTATAACTATGATTACCAGAGATGAAACTCCGTTTTTATCCTCGATTGGTAACAAAAAAGCTACAGCTGTTTTTCATGAGTGGCAAACTGATGAATTAGCGGCGCCTGCTGCAAATGCTCAAGCTGAAGGCTCAGACTTTTCAGCATCAGCTGTTGCAAATACTAGCACAGTTCGCGCGGGTAATTATTCGCAAATCCTTACTAAGCATATTCAAGTGTCTAAGACTCTTGACAGTGTTTCTAAAGCTGGACGTAATTCAGAATTTGCGTATCAGATGAAGAAAAAGGGTACTGAGCTTAAGCGCGATTTAGAGCACGCACTAGTTGGTTCACGCCAAGTGACTAATGGCTCTGGCGGAGCTGATGGCGTTGGTGCTAACGCGGGGCGTAC